CACTGGGAGAGATTTCACATCATTGTACAATCGGTTGGACAGGATGTTCATGAAGCGGCACTCTCCACAGCATTTGAATATACTTTCCTTGGATGGCATCCATACCTTATTATGGTCTAGATCCGTCTTTGACTTGGAGAGTATATGGTAATAGAATAGGTTATCGATTATATCATTAAGTGTATTCATTGGAACCGCCATACCTTTCTTTAACCCGTCTGGGTAGTGATATAATAAAGTACAATCAAGGAGTGAATATAAATGAAGTACGCAATTAACTTCAATGAGTCTATGGTATTTACGGAAGCCGTCTTCAGCTCAGGCCGAGAAAGTATGGAGCCAATAGTGAAATCTTTTCAAAAGATAAAAGATATTCTTGAAGAGAAGATAAAAGAGCACCAAGAAACCAGCAAAGAAGCTGAGGATGCCAAGAAGAAAGCCAAGTCGGGAGAACCCATAGGAAATGTCAAAGTTAGACCGTTCAATCCCGAAAGCTTCTGGAGGCAGCTTGCCTGGAAGGATCTGGAAGATGAAATCCAGAAGGTATTCGGATTCCGGGTGGTGAAGATCAATCCATACAACGAGAAATACCTTCCGGCTAAGGATATATTTGAATCAAATGAACTCAATGCATATGTATATAGAAAGACCAGGTATCCTGTCGATGCTCTGATAACGGACAAAGGCTTGTACGATAAGTCTCATTCACTGGATTTGGAAGTTCATATCAGCCTTGGCTTGTTACGGAACTTTACAGCGGCAGAGATTATGGCAACATTGTTGCATGAGATAGGCCATTCAATAGACCCTGCATTATGCGATATCAAATATACCGGAACGAATGTTCTATGTAAGTATATTACTGATCGTAAGGGTGCTATCAACAAGGAGGAGCAGAAAGTCCTCAATGATGCCAAGAAATCTGGATTAACGGTACTGGAAGCAATCGGTGTCGGAATTGGACTGTTGCCATTACTAGTATTAATTGGTAGCAGTATTGCTTCCGGAGCAAAGAAGATATGTTCCAGTATTAGAGATCTTTTCATCGGCAAAGAAGGAAGAAGACAAAAGCAGCTTGAGAAAATTCAATCTCTAATGCAGAAGGATACGATTAAGTTCACCCGACAGGAATATACGGAAGCATTTGCCGACAACTTTGCGAGGATGTATGGTTTCGGTCCAGAGATGGCTTCCGTACTGAAGAAACTTAGTAAGGATGTCGACAAGCGTATCAGTCGTATTGAGAAGGAGAAACGTAGGGAGGAAGTTATATTCAATATAACCGAAGCTGCCATCAAGGATATCCATAAGACAGATGTACACCGTGTCAAAGCTCTGATCCGAGAGTATAACAATGACATCAATGATCCCAATGTTCCCCTGGAAGTAAAGAAGCAGCTCATGGCTGATGTAAAGGAAGTTGAGCTTGTACTAGATCAGTTCATGAATGATTTCGACAAGTTCCAGAATCGGATCAACAAGATGATCTCTGATGAACTGGACAAGATAGAACCTACAAAAGAACCTGATGAGAAGAAGTGATACATGCACCCCAGGGATTCCCTGGGGTGCATACTTTACTCAGATTCTTTCTTTTCAAGGACAGGTGCAAGAGCATCTTTAGCGGCAGCAATTGCTGCAGTGGTTCCATTCTCGACAGCCGTCTTGATTGCCTCCTCTGACATTGCCGTTACAGTATCTTTGATATCCGCTGCCAATGTAGCCGGCTTATCAATATATTCCTGGAGTTTGTTGTTTGATTTCCACTTCTCCTTTGCCTCAGACAGGGTGGATTCAATCATCTTTTCAATGTCTTTAGAGGTGTATAGGAATTTGAGCAGAGTCGGAATTCTCTGATACAGCATGTCAGCAACGGCAGCATACTTCAGTGCTCCCAGACCTGTTCCAAACTCCTGTTCGGCCTTGGTTACCAGAGAGAATACGATCTGCTTCAGTATTGTTGTTTCTCCCTTCTTAATGGAGAAGATCAGACCGATCAAGATGACCAGTACGAATAGGATTGTATCCCAATAGTTCACAAAGAAATTTACGACATTCATATGTCATTCTCCTTTCAAATAGTTATCATCAAGTTGAGTGTATATATTATACTTATGGAGGTGATTGATATGAAATGCAATCGCAGTTACATGAAGCATCCGGAGATAATTACGGAGGCAAACCAGACAAATCGTAGGTACCGTAGGGAGATGGCGAAAAAGCAGAAAGCCGAGAAGGGCAAACGCCCTCCTCAGCAGACTGATCACGTTTCAGAAACTCCCGAAGAGCCCAGCGTTAAGTAGGGCATCCGGTAGAATTCAGTTACATTCCGTCCAGCAAAGATTTGGTTATACGGGAACCGTATTTCCGAATCGGTCTGGATGGAGAACTGAGTTCTTTTACCATTCGAATCCACACACGAATCATTGTTGCACACGTAATGAGTGTCAACTAATGTTACATCGGGTCTGAAACAACGGGGACAAATCATACATATTCATCCCTTTCTTTTTTGCATTAGCCGTTAAGGAGCGCTTCTGCTACGGCCTCTCTCCACCTCTCAGGAACTCCCTCAAGTGTGAGGAGACCCTTATTGATGAGATTTACATATACTCTTACCATATCGGACACTCCTTTCGATTAACCCAGAAGGGCAGCTGCGAGTTCAGCGATTGCGAGCTCGGTTTCGGTTTCCACCTGGTAAAGCTTGTACTCGTCCTTGGTGAGGATAGCCTCATCATACTCGAAGTATTTGGTTTCCTTGCCCTCAGAGTCTGTCTCAGTCTGCTCTGTGATATTCTTTCTGAGGTATACCGATGTCTTCGAAGACGTCTCATCGACTGCTACCGGTGCTTCATTGGATCTGGACTTGTTCCATGTAATTGTCATGACACATTACATCCTTTCTGAAAATTTTGTTTTAATCAACGCCAGTTGTTTGTTCTGACGATTATCGTATTGTGAAATACGGTCCTTACATTTCTTGAATGACATGCACGGCGCAATGTATTTCTTATACATTTGGTAAGTATCTGACCAATCAATGTATCCCAGATATGCCATCAACTGATGGGCATCATGAATGGTGCATTTCTTCTTTTGATTTATTTTAGCTGCTTTATGCTTGAAACGCTTCAGCAGGGATTTTCGTAATTGTGTACGGTCTCGGTAGAACTTGAACCCACAGAAGTCCAGCGCTCTTCCCTTGTGTTTACCCGTTTCTTTGTCTATGTAATCGACCCGGAATATTTGCCAATCTCCCTTGATTCGTAATTTCATATCTCTTAGGAATTCTTCTATTTCTCGCAGTGCATGATGTAGGATTTCTTTATCTTTTGCAAACAGGACCATGTCATCCATGTATCGGACATAGTACTTGATATGAAGCTCTTCTTTGATGTAATGGTCCAGGGGTTGAAGTAACCAGTTAGCCAGCCAGTGAGATGTATAGAATCCCAATGGCAACCCGTCTCCTTCCACATCCAGTATCTTGCTTATTACCTTGAGAAACTTCTTGTCGCGGATATACCATTCCAATCGTTCCATTAAGATATCCTTCTGAACACTATTGAAGAACTTCTTGATGTCCAACTTCAGACAGTACTTAGTATGCTTCTTATCTTTCATCCATTTCTTCACTTGTTTACTGCAAACATGCAATCCTCTCCCCGGGATAGATGAGTAGGTATGTTCATACATTCCCTTGGTAAACATGGGTTTCATTGCCTGGACAGCCATGTGATGAACGATATGTTCATGTATCTCGGGAACGATAATTTCCCGTTTCTTGTTTTTGCATCCATCTGTAATCACAGTAGGAGTATGATATGGATATGGGCGAAAATTAACTGCATATTCGCGAATCTCCTCGACAAACTCGTCGGGGTGACTCGCAATCCATTTAACGTCTCTTCGTTTAGTTTTACCTTTAATACCATTCGAAATTGCTTCCTGAATATTCTCATCAGAAATAAAAATCTCATATAAATGATTATATGACTTCATAGTGCATATACCTCTCGTTATTGTAAATATTAAACGAGGTTGCAGTTAAATGGAAATATGAGTTCTTATTATCCCCTAGACTCGTTTTCGACAGGCTACTAGCGAGGCCGCTCATTCGCGTGGGGCCAATTTTGACCAAGAGGTCAGGATTATGAAAAGCATTAAGAAACTACGAGACCCAATAGGCGCCATATCACAAGACACAGCGCATACCGGATAACAAGAACGCAGCATGGCGCCAATATTCCAGTTGGAATTAGACACAGTATTATTCAGGTTGCAATTGAATGCACCATCTTTAGCACCGTTATTCGAGTTACCACCGCAAACGGGGACGGGCTTTTTGACTTTGGTCCACCAGCATCTGCGCTTTTCATAGCCCTAAAATGTAAAATTTTTACATCTTACATTATGGTGGTAACTCGATATACACAAATTGCAACCTGAATTGTTATGCTCGTTATTGTTTCCTTAAGGATATTTGAACTCATTTTCTCTCTACAATAGCTCATTATTGTAGAGTCGAAATGTGGAAGATTTTGATACATAATACAGGCAAGCAATAACTCGTCTTTCCGGTTCGCGGGCTTTATCCGATAATTGAAAAATGGGTACGAAAAAGAACCGGAATTCCGGCCCCGGTTAAGGAGATGGAATTCCGGTTTATTATAGGTGTGATCGTCTTAAAAATTAGGCGGTCGGTTTCAGGGAGAGGCGGGCGCCACAAGTCCAGTAGGAACGAGACACAGTATCATTCAGGGAGCAACCGAATGCACCATCCTTAGCACCGTGAT